GCCGGCAGCAGCATGGTCAACAACGACTTTGTGGCCCGCACCCTGGAGCCTGCTCACGTCGCTGAACTCTTCAAGCTGCGGGTCAATGGCGACATCACCCAGGAAACCCTGCTGATCCAGCTGGCCGATGGGGAATGGCTGTATGACGACTTCGATGTGGATGCTGAGCTGGAGGCCACCGCCGCGCAGCAATCCTCTCGATTGGATGCGCAGGCCTCAAAGCTGGACAACAACCTGCAGCAGTTGCCCTAGGGCATCGGAAAGCTAGGCCTAAAGGGTCTGGCTGATGGCACGCCGCTACGCACGAGACAATCGTGGGCGCTTTGCGTCTACGGGCACTGGCGCTACGGCTCGTGGTGGCCGGTTGAAGACCGCCAGCGGCAATAAGCGGGCGGCGCAGACCAAGGGCATTGCTGGCGGCAAGCCTGCAGGCACCGTTGGAAAGCCCAAGGGAGCAAAGCCAGCTGCTAGCAAGACCGCTGGTGGCAGGTGGACGCCCACAACCAATAGCAAGGGCCAGGTTGTTGGAATGCGTGACCGGACCAAGCCGGCGCCAAGCCCAGCGGCTGTAGCTCAAGCTGCTCGCAGCCAGCGTGCCAATCGCAACCTGAACGCAGCTATGGCGCGTGAAGGCGATGGCCCCAACAGCAAGGCTTCGCGTAGTGCATCTGTTGCCAAAAGGGCAGGGGATATTTACAAGGGCAAGGTTGATCCAAAGCAAAAGACAAAGGCGCGCCTGACGAAGACAAGCGATCCTGAAGCTTTGCGCAAACGGACCAAAAAAATCAAAGACAACACGTTGAAGCCTGCAGCTGCTAAACCTGCGGCCAAGCCTGCAACAAAGAAACCTGCTGGCCGCATCAGCCCCGAGAAGGTTTCTCGCGTTACCCAGCGAGTCAACGATGTCACGGCTAACGCCTCTTCCAAATCCGGCGTCAAGCGCCTCAACTCAACTGAGGTAGGCGTGCGGGCCAAGGCGTTCCTCACCCGCAAAGCGGGTGGCATGAGCGGCATGGTCGGTAAGTCCTACGCCGAGCAGCAGGCTGTCGTGGCAGCCGGGATGAAGAACCCAACGCGCTACAGCACCCAAAAAGCGAACCGCAATAAGCCTCGGGCTTACAACGAGCTTGGGCAGGCCAAAATCAGACAAAAGAATCAGGCCGCTGCAAACATTGAACGCAACAATCCACGCAATGCTGCTGCTGGTGACACGGCTCGAGGCATCCGCGCCAGAAACCAGCGGTTGACGGACATCGCTGCGGCTAACGCTCCAGCCGCCAAACAGCTCAAGACCCGCGACATGGGCCCCCAGGCCCCTGACACAGCACGTTCGCGCAACAACCGTCTTCAGACCACCAACCGCCGGGTCAAGTATCTATCTGATGACAAGGACACCCTGAAGTATCAAGCGGCAGTTGCAGCGAGAGGGAAGGCACTTGCAGCACGCCCTGCAGGCACTGGCAGCAAAGTTGTATTCCGTGGCAAGAACAAGGCCGCCAATCGTCAGAACGTGCGAGCCAACGATTTGACTACCAGAGTGCGGTTTGACCTTCAACGCGCACGCCCTGGGGCCTTTAGCGCCACGGCAGGCGGCGGGAGGGTTGGCATTCGCCGCACGGATACAGGCAACCGCCAGCCTTCACTTCTTGGCGGGCCAGCCAAGAAGCTCTACAGCACCAAACGTGTTGCTATCAAGCGCGCTAGGGGTGGGCGATAGCCCCACATAGACTTGGGGGGCAGTTACCTGCCCCCATGGAAGCTTTTCTCGAAGCCCTCGACGAGTTGATCACTGCACACTGTGAAGAGTTGACAGCTGTTGAATTGATCGGTGCTTTGCAGATCACCCAGCAGCGCCTTGCCTTTGACCTATTCACCGATGACACCGAGGACGATGCAGAAGCCTGAAGTCACCGCTGTTGGCCGCCTGCTCAAGCCCAAGGGCAGCGAGCCTCGTCTCCATAAGGTCATCGCCTTCAAGGCTGATGGAACCGTCAAAACCGTCATCAACCGGCCGGCAACCTAACCCGCAATCTCGACCCTGTGGGTCTACATGCCCGACAACGACAACGCTCCTGTGGAGCAGTCTTCATCCGCTCCCAATCTCTCCGCGCTTGAGGCAGAGATCGAAGCCCTGCGCCGCAAGAACACCGAGCTGCTGGACGAGAAGAAAAAGCTCGCCAAGAAGGTGCCTGAGCTGCCCGATGGCATCAACGTGCAGGAACTTCTCGACTTCAAGCAACGGGCCGAGCAGGCTGAGCTAGAGCAAAAGGGCAACTACTCCGAAGCTCGTCAGAAGCTAGAAGCCCAGTTCCGTGATCGTGAAGGCCAACTGCAGGCCCGCATCACCGAGCTGGAATCGGAGAACCGCGAACTCAAGCTGATTGGTCCAGCGGTCGCTGCCCTGGCCGATACCGTCCACGACCCCGATGAGGTGATCCGCCTGCGCCTCAAGCCAGAGCAGATTGAACGCGACGCGGACGGCACCGTGGTGGTCGTTGATGGCTACCAGCGCACACCCATCCACGACTGGGCTAAATCCAGCCTGCCCCAGTACCGCCTCAAGGCACCCAAGCCCCAAGGCACCGGCGCCCCAGTAGGCCGCGCAGCTTCCGGTGAGCTACCTGCCGGCACCAAGAATCCCTTTGCCGCTGAGTCCTACAACCTCACCGAGCAAGCACGCATCTACAAAACCGACCCTGAGCTGTTCGCACGCCTGAAAGCTGCAGCCGGTAAGTAACCACTCGCGGCATACTTACAAGCAAGAGGGAAGGCTGTGCCGTCCCTGAGGCTTGTGGCCAACAACAGCAAACCCTTCCTCTGTAGGAGTTAAACCCATGGCTGCCACTGTGCGGTCCGATGTGGTCATTCCCGAGATTTTTACCCCTTATCTCGAAGAAGCCACCACTCTGCGTAATGCCTTCATCGCTTCTGGCGTGGTGCAGCCCTTCGCTGCCCTCAACGCCACTGAAGGCGGTGATTACGTCAACGTCCCCTTCTGGTCCGCCAACCTGTCCGGCGATGCCGAGGTGCTGAGCGACTCCGGTTCCCTCACCCCTGGAAACATCACCGCCGACAAGCAGCGTGGTGTGATCCTGCATCGCGGCCGTGCCTGGGGCGTTCGGGAACTCGCCAAGCTCGCGGCTGGTGATGACCCCATGGGCGCCATTGGCAACAAGGTGGCTTCCTATGTCGCCTTCCAGCAGCAAAAGGATCTGCTGGCCAGCCTGGCCGGCATCTTCGGTGCCGTTGGCTCCAGCAACAGCAGCGCTTCCTTCGCTGGTCTGACCTTTGACGCTGGTGGTTCGGGTGAGACCGCCCTTTCCCCCCGTCACGTGGCCAAGGCTCGTGCGCTGCTGGGCGATCAGGGCGACAAGCTCTCGGTGATCTGCCTGCACTCGGCCGTCTACTACGACCTTGTAGAGCGCCGCGCCATCGATTACGTGAGCGCCACTGAAGCCCGCGCCACTGCGGCTGCTTCCAACGCTGCTACCCCCGATGTCTTCGGCGGCAGCGTGGCTGGTGCTTACACCGCTGACGACAGCGTGCCCTTCTACATGGGGATGCGCGTGATCGTCTCTGACGATGTGCAGACCAGCGGCACCGGCTCTTCCAAGAAGTACGCCACCTATTTCTTCACCCCTGGCGCTGTTGCCTCTGGCGAGCAGCAGGGTCTGAAGACCGAAGTGGACCGCGACATCCTGGCCCTGGCCGACTACATGGCTGTGTCCTGGCACAACTGCTACCACCCCATCGGTGCGCAGTACCAGACCGCTGGTGGCGCCAACCCCAGCCAGGCCACCCTGGCCACCATCGCCAACTGGACCAAGGTGTACGACACCAAGAACATTGGCATCGTGCGCGGCACAGTTACCTCCAACTTCGACTGAGGTTGAACCATGGGACTGACCAGTTTCAATCTGGTCCGTCGTGAGGAAGAGGCTGCTGCTTCGGCGGCGGCCTCTCTTTCTACGGAGCCAGAGCAACAGGCCTGCAGCGTGTCTGCACCGGACCTGAAAAAGGGCCGCAAGAAGACCGGCAACCTACCTACAGCGGAGGCTGAGGGCTGATGGCTGTCTTCCCGGCAACAGAGCAAGCCGGCACCGCGTCTGGTGCAGGGTTTGAGCTGATCACTGACACTGCTGCCCACACCGGCCGCTTCTTTCGGCTCTATGCCCTGGAAGCTTCGGTGATCAGTGCTGCCACGGTGCAAAACGGCAGTGGCAATACCTTTGCTGCTGTGCCTTTGCCTGCTGGTGGCTCCATTGATGGCGTGTTCACCTCGGTGACGCTCACCAGTGGCAAGGTCGTGGCATACAAGGTCTGATGGCTGTCAAGGCCAAGGCGGGGCTCAGTACCCGCCTTTTCAAGCAATCACCCCCCAAGCGCACCCGCCAGGGTCAAGGTCAGCACAGCCGCCCGAAGCCTGGCCGCAAGCTGAGCCGAGGCCAAGGCCGTGGCTGATCTCTCGCAGCAGATTGAGGCATTCCTGCGCAATGCCCTCAAGGAAAAGCAACTGGAAGACCGCCTGATCCGTCAGGCCCTGCGCGATCTCCGCACCACGCTGGCCGCTGTGGAGCGGGTGGTAGGGCAGTCCGGTGTGCTGGCCGTGGGCCCCAACCGCGAGCGCACCATTCAGTCCATCACCGCAGCGGTGGCCAAGAGCGTGCAGGACAGCTTTGGTGTCCCCCAGCTGGCCGCCATGCAGGAGGCACTGGCCCCGTTTGTGGAACAGCAGCTGAAGTTTGCGCGGCGCATGGTCACCATGGCCGGTGGCGACCTGAGCGCCCCTGTGGGCCTTGCGACCAATGCGGCCCAGGTGCAGGGCATCGTGAACGCGGCTGTGGTGGGTGGTAAGACCCTGAGCACGCAGCTGACGCAGACGCTGCCGGCCACGGTGGCGGACCGGGTGGAGCGCTTCATTCGCCTCGGCCTGTCTGACTTGGGTGGTGAGACGTTTGCCACCTATGAGGATGCGGTGGTGCGCACCACGGCCAACAACGTCGAAGCGATCATCCGCACCGGTGTGCATGAGGTTGGCAACGCCGCGCAGCAGGCCATCTATGAGTTCGAGGCCGATCCTGATTGGCTGGGCGCTGATGGTCTGGTCTGGACGGCCACGTTGGATTCGGCGGTCTGCCCCATCTGCCTGAAGCTTGACGGCAAGCGGTTCCCGTCTACCTATCGCAAAGTATCGCCACATTTTCAGTGCAGATGTTATTTATTGCCCTGGAAATGGCGCTCTCAGGATATGTTAAACCCTCAGGGAGAGTTTGTGTCGCCAAAGCGACCTGCCGAGGGTGATGGCGATCAAGAGGCCCTGGACTTCAAGGTGGCCGCCAAGCGCTGGGTGGTGGACAACCCCGCCACAGCCCAATCCATCTTTGGCAAGAAGCTTGGCCAGCGGCTCGTAGACGGGGAGATCGGCTTCGATAAGGCCGTCAAGCTCTGGCAATCACCCAAGACCTAGGCCGGCAACTTAAGGGCAAGAGTGCCTTGCCATGCCCGTCACCGTTGTTGCTACCGC